CATGAGATGTGAAGTTCGTGATCACCCGTGATGGTCACGTTGAATCCTCCGCGTTCCAACTGTCTCTTGATGTATGCGGTCGCCTTGAACCTGTCGTACATGGGATAGCCTATGAGAAAGGAGGGAATCTGAAATACGGCATACTTTGCCCCAAAGTCTACAGACTGTCGAATTTTCCTGGAGGCTTGTTCGTACAACTTGACGTAGGTTTCCTTTTTGAGCCTGTTTTTCTTTTCAGTCAGTCGTGAGATTTCATCAACACTTATCATTACTATGTACTTTTACTTATTTTTAATCAATTCCAACTCACTCTCCCTGAAACGCTCATAGTCTGTGAACTCGTGACCCTCTATGTCACTCGTGAATGGCGTCTGGTCCGTGGGAGGTTTGACGTTTATGGGTTGGGTACGGGCGCTCAGGACCTGCACGGTGCCGTCGGGGTTGACGTTGATGTCTACTGTCACTGCGAAACCAAAGGTGAACCCGTGTTGCTTCATCAGCATGAACATGCATCGGTACAACTCCTTCTTGTTCTCCTTGTGTACGTACTTTTTGAGCGAGGTGGTCTCGATCACGTATGTGCAAAGACCCGTCTTCTGTGCCACGTACTTATTGGTGGCCAGGACCAACTTCTGAACCAGGTCGTTGTCCACACTCACATCGGTAGACTCTATGTACTCCGTGGTGTCGAACGAGGGATCATCTATGATGACTTGCTTCACTGGGGAATATTCCTCCTTCTTGCTGAACATCAGCAGCACCATGAGCACTATGAGAATCAAAAGGATAATCTTCATTACTATACCTTACAAAAAAACTGTGTGATAAATTGATAATTTTTTTTAAAAATCTACATCAAAGATGTCACTCCTGATCTATAGTCCCAAGTGTTCTCATAGTGTGGACATAGTAAACTACATCAACAGGCACGCGCAGCTCAGACAGATTGTTCAGTTTCACAACGTCAACACCATGGGTATTCCCCCGCAGTATAGATCTAAGATCACGCGGGTACCCACCATGCTCACGAAGAATGGAAAGATTCTCGTGGGCAAAGAGATTCAAAACTGGCTCGAGTCCCTCCTGCCCGTAGAAGATATCGAGACCTGTGGATTCGGTAAGTGTGAGATGACCACCCTGGATGGCGAAGGAAGCACCGTGCTATTTGGTCTCGATGAGTACGGAAGATCCCTCCAGCCAGCCATGACACCGGAACTCGAAGCGAAGATAAGTCGCAGCGTGACAGAAGCGTATGGTGATATAAAGAAATAAATTGAAGTCTAACGAGAATGCGTCTCGTCACAGTACAGGCTGCCGCCATCAAATCCACCTTTGAGGTGCTCAAAGATATACTCAACGATGTCAACATCTATTTCAGACCAGACGGTATGTACCTGGTCACCCTCGACACGGCTCGAACATCCCTCATAGACATGCATTTACCAGCCGAAAACTTTGAGGAATATTCATGCGACCATGAGGTTGACACGGGGGTGAACGTCACCAACGTGTATAAACTCCTCAAGACCATCACCAGCAACGATGTACTCATCATATCCATAGAATGTAAGGAGTACATGAACATCGAGATTCACAGCGAACAGAAAAAGACGTGTACCAAGTTTGCCCTCAAGCTCCTGGACATTAACGAGAATCAGATCGAGGTGCCAGAAATGACCATGACCATGAACACACCCATACCCTCGGTGGACTTTCAGCGCATCTGCAGAGACATGGCCAACATAGGCGAAGACATAGAGATTACCCGTTCCGGAAAGACACTACGATTTGCCTGTCGTGGCGACTTTGCGAATCAGGACACGGAGATTCAGTGTACGGAAGAGAGTCCCACCATGTCTGGTGTGTATTCGCTTCGGTACATGAACATTTTCACAAAGGCGACGAGCATGTGTGCGACGGTTCAAATCATGCAGGAAGAACAAAACAGGTTTCTCATACTGAAATACAACGTGGCAAATTTGGGTGATCTCAAATTCTACCTGGCGACTAAGGTATCTGAAGATCAGTGATGTATCCATCCACTGTGCTCACCAACTTTTTAGTGCCCAGTAAATTCTTCAACTCAATCTTTGGAAATGAATTTTTCAGTGTCTCTTCATCGTAGTACAGCATATCGGCAATCTTAACTTTTTCAGACACGTGAGGCCCCATGTACCTCTTGATCTTTCCGAGTATGTCCTTCACTGGATAACCATCCTTGTCCAGTAATTGTGCACTCACGAGAGGAATGCTAAAGCGCATACCCTTCACAGTCTTTGGTGGCCACTCGTAGTTCCTGTCGTACGTCAGGTATTTGTACATACGATTGTTGTGCCAGTATTTTATCCTGAACAACATCTTTGTCACCACATCGGGTGGCTTGGGAATCTCTTCATGTTCATCGAGTGTCACAGCGTAAGTTTCGGCGTCATCGTCCCATTCTTCTGACTGATCCTCCCAAAAGGTGTTAGCCGTCACGTAGTCTTCATCACCGTTGACCCAATACTCGAGCTCCCTGGAGATGATCTTATAATCGGGCTTTTTAAGCAACGATTTTATGAAACATATGATGTTAATTAAAAATTTGTGGACAAAGTTCATTAGCTACAATGGAAGGTAATTTTTTAAGTAGGTACAACACGAGAATAAATGAGTGGATGGAAAAGATCGATGCTGATCCATCGAATAAATCTCTTTACGAATCCGAAATGTCCGAGTACATCATGCAGTGTATGCCCTACCTGAAACAGTACACGGCAGAGATGGACGGTGAGGTCACCACCGATAACATCTTTAATTGTAAAGAGACTGTGGGTCTCCAACGAAAGGACATTTACGTGGACTATCTCATAGACGTGGAAAAGAAAAACATAGACAGGCCACAGATGAAAAAAATAGACGTGTGTCCCCGATGTCCCGACAGTAACATCTTTCAATTTAATGACACCAGTGAACTCGTGTGTGATAACTGTGGGACCGTGATAGATGTGCTCATAAGCGAGGAACTCACGTACAAGGAGGAACAAGAAACCTCTGAAAAGGTGATCAATTATTCGTACAAGAGGGACAACCACTTCAACGAATGGCTCTCGCAGTTTCAGGCGCAAGAGATGACCACCATACCCCCTGAAGTCATAGAGAGCCTTCGAAACGAGTTCAAAAAGACCAAGATAAAGAATGTTCAAGAGATTACCCACGCGAAAGTCAGAGGGTTTCTCAAGAAACTCAAACTCAACAAGTACTATGAACACGTGCCGTACATCACAAACATACTCAGTGGGATAAGCGCCCCCAACATGCCCCAGGCACTCGAGGAACGCCTGAGACTCATGTTCAAGGATATACAGAAACCATTCGATGATAATTGTCCAGCCGATCGTAAAAACTTTTTGAGCTACTCGTACGTGCTCTATAAATTCTGTGAACTTCTCAGTGAGGATTCATACCTACAATACTTTCCGTTGCTCAAATCCAAGGAGAAGTTGCACCAACAAGATGTCATATGGAAAAAGATTTGTCATGATCTACGGTGGGAGTTCATTCCCACCATCTGATCGGGGCACATGAACAATCTCGGGCTGGGCGTTTGCAAAGTTAATCAGGTAAGCCTCCTCGAGACCCAAGAGTTTCAGGTAGTTTCTAGCCTGGGCCACCATGGACTCGTTCATGGTCTTGACGGATTTGAATTCGAGGACAGTATTACGATCGATGATGATATCCGCTCGAAGATTACCTATGGTGTGCCCCCTGAAAACGATGGGTACGATTCGTTCAGACTCGTATGATACACCGTTTTCACGGAGGATAACTTCCATGGCGTTGTGATAGACACGCTCACTGTAGCCTGGGCCGAGAGCGCAGTGGACTTCTTTCACGAATTCGTGAATCATATTACAAGAGTCTAGTTGCTATCTTTTAAGTATTTAAAGGAAAGATGCGAAAGAGAATTAGTGATCCTATAGCTCAGTTGGTCAGAGCGCGGTGCTTATACATAAAGTATACAATAAGATGGTCAAACATCTGTAAGTAACGCCGATGTCACGGGTTCGAGCCCCGTTGGGATCAACTCAAAAAATCCTTAAAAGTCACCAACTCACCATTCATAATTTGTTCTCCCCATTTTGTTTCTGTTTCAGAGTCACTGGCACATAAACAAGATTCAACATACACATCACACATGGGCATGTCGTGCTCGTCAAAGTAGTATAGGAGTTCCCGTAATTTTTCGTCAATTAAAGAGTCTACGGCTGTACAAAAGGTTTCTTCACAAAACCAGAGACGCGAAGCACGTACTTTATTTTTTTCACGGCCAATGAGATTGTTTTTTATGAAGAGACCTATCTCTCCTTGAGGGTTTTCGAATATATTTTCTAGACGACCCCCAGACTGTAAATATAAATGAATACCAGGGGCTAGCTTCTTGATGAACTCTTTTTGTTCCTGAGTGATGCTCATGTATAATTAGCAAACATTTAACCACTTGTCGATAAGTCGCACCGACCTCTTACCAATTCCCCTGAGGTGGGCGACGTCATCACCACACGTCACCTCGAAGGGAAGGTTCTTGATGATGTCACCCGCGTTGGTATACGCCTGCTTCTTGTGAGGATGTTCCTCCTCAGCAGCCTTGGCGTAAAAGTTCTCAGCCAGTTCGGCGTTCGTATCCTCGGCCGACGTCACGGACTCTTCGTCTTCGATGTACACGGCGTGGACAGATGCAGCCTCCAATCGTTCGCGGAGTTCCATGTTCTCCTTCTCGAGCTTGAGGATGTATTCTTTGATGGAGTGAGCGTTCATCTTATGATCTTCTATGGCACCTCGTCTTTATGTAACCTAAGTAAGACGTTCTTTTCACGATGTCAAACAATCATGGGCTCCTGTGCCAGTATCCCCCAGCCTCTGGTCATCAACGACGTCACCACGCTCAGGCAACACATCGCGCACTGCAGACGGACCTATGCTTACGGACAGATAAAGAAGGATTTTCGTGAGAAGAAAATCATCGACGCCAACGACATGCTCACCACCGGTGTGGGGCCCTTCAACGTGTTTGCCTCCATGGTGACTGGTGACACACTCAACAGGGTTGATCAGTCCCTCTTGGGGAAGCACACGGATAAGTTTATGCTGTGCCACAACCGCCCCATCAACGACGAAAAGTGGGACGACCCCACATTCGACGGAGGGTCCATGGCTGGTCCCGATGAGAACGGTCCCGGGCACGTGTTCATCACGACGAAGGATTTACACGTCGACAAGTTTAACGTGCTTCCTATCGTCCTGAAGAAGAACATCACCTTCCTTCGAGAACTTCTCGAGGCGGCCCTCGAGTACGCCAAGAACCGAGGATGGTCCAACCCCGGATTTTACTTTCACTGCTGGCCCCTCAACAGTGTACAGAGCCTTCACCTTCACGTGATCAACAGGGATCGCCTGGGTCACATGTTTTACAAGAAGAGACACGCCAATCTGAGCATCTACGATGTGATAAATATGTTGGAATAATGTATGTTATTACTAGCCGGTTTTATCACAGCCTTTTGGTTATATAGCAACAGTTGTAGACCTCATTGCCCGTATACTTTTAATCAAATATCAGTTGGTACATACATCATTCATCTTCATCATTGGCTTCTCAGTCTGATAGCTATACCATTCACGACTGTTACTTTCATAAGAGGTCTCTTATATGGGGGTGTGGTACACGGTATCCTCATGTACGATGACTGGTTAAGCATCGTAAGGGTACGTCCTGATCCACAAGTTACAGATCCACTTCTCTCCGGCCGTGACGGGTTTACCTCCATGTAAAGCCTTCGGTGTCATGTGTCCCCAATCGTTCAGTGTGTCGAAAAAGAGCGCGTCTCCCTTTTTCAGTCTATATTCCTTTTTTAAATTAGGAAAGACGGTGGTCCCACCCTCGTAGTCATCCGTGAGGGCGATGATGCACGTGTGCATGCGACGATTTTTATCCTCTTTGAAACAGTCTTGATGAGGCTTGTAGAAACCTCCCGGTTTGTACCGAAGCACCTGAAGTTTTTCACAGTTTTCTATGGGCCTGTCCGTCATGGTAAGACATCTCTCCATGATGTCCCTGACGATCGGATCCTCTTTGCCCAACCAGGCAGTCTCACTGATACGTACATCTTCATTGACAACCTTATTAGCTGACACTGTGGAAGGTGACAATCGTTTAGAAGCCTTATCCTTGATATAGTCACACTCCTCTGGTGATACCATACCCTTGATGACCTTGGGTTCATGGTACCTTGGGCGTAGTAGGAAGGCGAGCAAAAGCACCGACAGTAGCACTAGCACTATCATCATGTAATGTTACAAGATTATATTGTGTGGTACCCTCGCGGTGTACCTCTTTCGTATTCGTGTCATCACGCCGTTCGTATACTCCGTGAGTCCCCTGATCTCCTCCATGAAGGCTGGTTCGTTCCCTGGGTCCAACATGAACTGCCTGAGTATGTCGCTCACCGTGTCTATGTACATCCTGTAGATGTCCTGTATGTCCCGCATCTTTGAATTGTGTTTGTCCCGTCTCTGAATGTGCATCTTGAATTCATCATCCGTCATGCTGTTCATCATGTAATGTATTCGCAATTGGAGGTTGTCCCCATACGTGTATCCATACTTGTACATGAGGTCCCTATCCATCCAGACGAGCATGTTGGAGATGTTCAACATGTCCTCGGTCGCCCCGATATCCAAGAGTTCCTGGTGCGAGGGTCGACCCCCACACGGTATGTCCCCGTGTTCCCTCGTGCGTTTCTTAAACTCAAAGTAGTGTGGATTGTGTATCCGTCCAGTCTCCACGTGACCCGTGCGCCAATCGAACGCCGTGTGGCACTGGGTACACCACATCTGGGCACACCCCTCGATCTTGTGTATGGGCGTGTTACACGACGGACACGGTTTGGTGTCGCGCTTCAATAGCTTGATGGTCTTGACCGTGTTTGGGTCACAGACGTGAT